GGTGCAGCAGGAACGTCTGGCGCGTCTCCAACAGCGGGAACAGCAGGAACAGCGGGTAGTTCAGCCCTAGGCGGCGGTGGAGGCGGTGGAGGCGGTTCTACTTGGGCAGCATCCACAGCAGGACAAGCAGGTGGAGCGGGAGGCTCACACGGCGGGGGTGGCGGTGGCGGGGGAGTAGGAACAAACCCAGGCTTAGGAGGAGCTGGTGGACTCGGTGGAGTAGGCGCAATTTACATTTTCACCTCATAAAACAATGCACGACACCCACGCACACAATTTTCTGAACGGCCTCATAGGAATCTCTGGCAGTCTTTTCGCCGTCTTAACTACATTCCAAGAACAAATGGAATGGTGGATTCGTGTCACAGGTGGACTTTTGGGTATTCTAATCGCCCTAATTACGCTCTTGAACTTTATCTGCAAGTGGCTTAGAAAGAACCCCGAACAGGATAAATAACGCATGAAAACAATACTTGAATACCTCAAAACTGAATCTACTTGGCGTGGACTAATCGCAATCGCAACCGCTTTTGGCGTGAAACTCGCACCAGACCAAGCTGAATCCATCATTGCTGCTGGACTCGCTACTATCGGACTAATCAATACCTTTAAGCGTAATTGAACTTAGTAACCACCATAAACCTTGCGCTACGTGCTTACGTGGCGTGGGTTGAATGGCAGCAAGAAAACCAACTAGACCAAATAGAAGATGAAATTGACAAACTTGCTGCTACTGGCACTCCTGCTGCCAAGTTGCGGATTGAAAGACTCGCAACCAGACTTGCCCGTAAACGAGAGTGCGCTTTACGATCCAGAGACAATTCACCTGCTTGAAGGGGTAGAGTATCAGTTTAAGGAAGGCAAGATAATGGGACGGGGGCAACGCTTCCACAATGACTATTCATACCGCCGTGCTGTGATTATCGGTGAGAAAGGAAATCCATGAGCGCAAAACTACCAAACGAGATTGTAAAAGTAGCCCTAGCAGAAGTTGGTGTTACCGAGGTGAACGGGACTAACTGTGGTCCTCGCGTGAACGAATATAAAGCCGCTACATGGTTGCCAGCGGATAAAGGTTGGCCTTGGTGCGCGGCCTTTTGTTGCTGGGTTATCCAACAAGCAATGAAAAACGCTGGGGTTAAAGAAACCGCTACCTTCAAACGCCCAAGAACGGCGGGAGCATGGGACTTTGAGAACTGGTCTAGGGAACAAGATCAAAGCACTTGGACAAAGAAACCACACAAGAACGACATTGAAGCTGGCGATATTGTCATATTCACGTTCTCGCATATTGGGGTTGCTATCGGTAAACCAGATGTAAATGGCTTTGTTATGGTGTGTGAAGGAAACACCGATTCTGCGGGATCACGCGAGGGAGGAGCAGTTCTCCGCAAGAAACGCCACGTCTCAAAGATACGTTCTCGCATTAGATTTCGAGTATAAACAACCCTAAAAAGACACAAACCGACCATGAAACTGCCTCGCCAAATAAAAATTGCTGGTCAAAACGTAAAAGTTAAGGTAGGCAAGTTAGAAAACACTTACGGACAATACGAACATGACGTAAGGACTATCTGGATTTCAAACACGATAAAAGACGACCGAACCATCTTGACCACGTTTCGCCATGAAGTTTTAGAAGCTTGTTTGCTCATATCAGGAGTAGGCTGGATGGAGCGTTACGACCAAGAAGCGGTAGTCCGTTGCGTAGATGAAATTTTTCACCCAGCTTGGGAATCACTAAAATTATGAGCTTTAAAAAATTCATCATAGCAGCAGACAATCACGGGTCGATGATTCATAAAGAATCGCTTCAAAAGCTTCTTGCGTTTAAGGAGAGTTGGAAGCCAAGCATTGTTGTCCATTTAGGAGATAACTGGGATTTTGCCCCGCTTAGAGGTGGTGCTGGGCCAGAAGAAAAAGCAGGTGGATTATCTGAGGACTTCCAAGCTGGCATTTCCTTTCTTGATGTATATAAGCCCAACTTCCTTACTTTGGGAAACCATGACGCGAGGATTTACGAAATGGCAAACAGCGTAACCAACGGGTTACTTCGTGAACATTGCCAAGGTTTGTGCGAATCAGCAGAACGGCACTTTAACTGGGCAAGCTTTAGGACTCGGTAAATCGTCACACAACGTATCAAAAGTGATACACTAACCCGTCATTTGACCTTTATTGCGGTCTTTATCGGCTCAAATGAATTTGTAAAGGTTGGTCTTGCACCCCTTGATTACGAGTGAACGCTTACTTATTTTTTTCTCGTCAATCAAGGTCTGCATATGCCGCTTCGCCGTGCTGATAAGAATCTCAATGCCGCTGGCTCGCATCTTTTCCATGTAGTCAATCAGCGTAAATTCGCTTTCCTGCCTAGGTTGTGATGCCGCTACTTGTTCTTGGATATATGCGTCAAGCGCACTTAAATGATGCCTTGTGGACTTATCCAAGTGTCCCCTTCTTTCGTTACGTGCCATATTTTTGTGTCTCCTGTTCGTTGGTTGATAATTCCGTAAGCAAAGCCCTGCCTCCAGCCTAGTTTTGCTGTGTGTCGGTCAGCGTAGGACATTTGCTCAATGTCGCCAATACAACCGATAGAGTGAGCCTCTCCCATTTCGATATGCCGAGCCGTGTATTGGTTCGGGGCGTGAACGTGTCCATGCACACACGGGCCATAACGCTCATAGTGCATCTTAGCTGGGTTTACGCCGCTGTGGAAGCCGTGGATAAGTTTCACCTTGCTGTCTGGCATAGTCAGGTAAGCTCCAACTTTGTAAGGAATCCATGTGATCTTGCGCTTTTTGAAGTAACGCTCTGCTGAGTCGCACAAACCTTGGCAATGTTCACGTAGCAATCCGTTAGTTACACTACGAGCCATCTGGAACGGGCGATCATCATGGTTTCCCAAAGTAAGGAGGTTGGGCTTATATGCATCAAGAAAGGAAATGCCAGCTTGGAAATCCTCGGATAGTCCACCTGCTTTTTCTTCTGGCCCAGCACCACCTCTAAGCGGGGCAAAATCCCAGTTGTCGCCTAAATGGACGACGATGCTTGGCTTCCAACTCTCCTTAAACGCGAGAAGCTTCTGAAGCGATTCTTTATGAATCATCGACCCGTGATTGTCTGCTGCGATGATGAATTTTTTAAAGCTCATAATTTAATCGTTTAGTGATTCCATGATCGTTTCCCTGACGCGATCCCATGCAGGATGAAAGATTGTATCGAAGCACCGAATAATGGCTTCTTCCTCGTAGTTTTTAAGGTGTGAAATCCCGCCCATATCAAGCGCGGCGTGTCCCATTTCGTGACGTAGCGTTTCGATGAAGTTTGCCATCGTGGAAACCGCTTTGTGAGAAAACGCGATTTGCCTGTCGTCTGATCGGTATTCACCCCATGAGTCAAGCTCTTCGACGATCAAGGTGATTGTTCTCCCTCCTATTTCGACGCTTTTGATGGGAAGTTTATCGGTCATGTCTTGGTGGTTTTAGTGGTTCAAATCCGAAAGCGAATCCGCGATCTGATTTTAGAAATATGGCGGCGTTTAGCTAAAACTGCGCCACCTTCGCGGCTTCCCTGTCCGTCTGTGTTCCCCTCCACTGTCCTAACGTAGCCATCGGAATCAGGCTCGCTTGTAGCTATTCCGATATGCGAGAACGTAAAAATCACAATGTCGCCCGGTTCAATGTCGCCCTTAACTGGCTTTTTTGTCCAAGTGCTTAAATCCTGAGCTAAAGACCAAAGCTCAAAGCCCCATGCGGCGGCTGTAGTGGGTCGCCTGAAGGTCGCGGTTTCCTCTATGCCTAGTTTCTCCATTGCCTCCCTAACCACCCAGCAAACGAAAGCAGCGCACCAAGCCCAGCCCGTTCCGCCTAGACTAGTCGAGGCTTGATATTCCCTAACCCGTTTTCCGCTATTCGATCCGTTGATTTCCTCAACTCCGATTTCAGCGGTTGCGATTTTGACAAGTTCGGCTGGTAGTTTCGCGCTCATTTATTTCGTAGATTGAATGATTATCGCCCGTGCCACTTCGCCGTTAATCGACCAGTGACGAGTGCCATCGGGTGAAACGGTTAGGTTACAGCTTGGGGTAAGTAAAGCTAAAAAGAGTATAATGAGCTTCTTTTTCATGGTTTCAATCGTGCGAAAACTTCTTTTTGTAGGAAAACCCGCCGCCTAGCCTGACTGCGCGGTAGATTGTATTGCGTTTAACCCAGCCGATGCCGAGGTTATACATTGCCTCTTTGAAGATTAAATCAGCGGTTTTTCGGTCGCATTTGAAAAGCTCCGTGCTGTCTTTTGAGTAAAGGAAATCATGGATAAGAGCGGCCTTTAGATACAATCCAAACGGCGAAAAGATGTTCCAGAATATCCGAGGTATCGACGCGCCATCTGAGAGAAACCCTTTCGGAATCGCCACCGTTCCAAAACTGGAATGATAGCGGAAAACTGCCAGCAACCGAATGACTAGGCTTTCGTTACGGTAACAAGCCTCTTCAAACTGCGGAACGTCTGGAAAGTGTTCGCTCATTTCTTTTTCTTTAGCAGATTGTAAAGAGTAACAAGCGAAACGCAGATAAGCAGAGATGTTGAAAGCGTTTTTAAAGCCCAATCAAGCTGTTCTTGGAACTGAGTTAAAACGCCCAATGCAGATGCAACAGCACCGATTAAACCGTTTATAGCGTAGTAGGTTGGCGAGTGTTCGTGCATACTATTGGCAAGCGTAAAAAATAATGATGATTGTGAGGATTACCAGTGTGACCGTGACGGAGATCCTTACATCCGTA